CCAAACATAGAAATTGAAATGTTGACTTCAAGTGGTGGCCAAAAGTATCACACCGAAGTGACAATCCAAAAGACACAGTGGCTTTGCGAACGTGGTATTGAATTTAAAATAAATACTGTACCCGGACGTAAATTAAAAGCCGCATATGCAACATCAACAACTATTTTAGTTGATGACACACCAGACGTAATTGATTCGTTTGGTGCCGCTGGCGGTATTACGATACTGCATAAAGATGTAAATGAGACTATTGCTAAATTACAATTCTATTGTGAAGAGTATATTCTCCCACCTCATACTGATTGAGAGTAAAAATGAAAATTGCTATTGCTTCCGATGTTCACCTCGAATTTGGTGACTTGATTTTAAAGAACGAAGAAAACGCTGACGTATTAATACTGTCTGGCGATATCTGCGTTGCCGCTGACTTTCGTAAGTCTGATCCATATGGGATTGTATCGTATGGTAAAACTGAACGTTACACCGATTTCTTTATCCGTTGTGCAAATGAATTCAAAAACGTAATTTATGTTGCAGGCAACCACGAACACTATAATGGTGACTATGCTGAAACGTTTAATATTCTACGTGAGTACTTGGGTTCAATTCCCAACTTGCACATACTCGACAAAGAGCATGTGACAATTGATGACGTAACATTCATTGGTGGTACATTGTGGACTGACATGAATGCACAAGACCCTGTTACTATGGCACATATTGCCGGCATGATGAATGATTTTCGTATTATTCAAAACAGCAATGAAATGGTGTCATATAAAACACTCGTCAATGCATATGATGCTGATGGCAATGTTAAAATTGCTGAGAATGGGCAACCAATTCAACAAGCAGAATTTCATAAACGTCCTGCTAGATTCACGCCAAAAGATACTGTAGTGGATCATAAGAAAATGCTTGAGTACATTCAAGTGACTACTGCTATGCTTGGTGAAAATCCAAACAAGTATGTTGTTGTTGGGCATCATGCACCTAGCAAAGCATCTACACATCCACGCTACAAAACTGAAGTGATTATGAATGGCGCATATAGTAGCCGCTTAGATCAATTCATTCTTGACAATCCACAAATCAAATTGTGGACTCATGGGCACACACATGAAGACTTTGACTACATGATTGGTAGTACTAGGGTTGTTTGTAACCCACGTGGATACATTAATTACGAAGATCGTGCCGATGACTTTAAACTAAAATACGTGGAGATTTAATGGAAGACCCTATTGACTTTGAGAATTCACATCCTTGCATGGAAAAGATTATTACATCAGATAAACTTTTGCCAATTACAAAATCTGTTGCAAAGATGTTAATGCGTAATCCATATACATCATTGGGTAAATTTTTCAAAACAATTTCTGACGATAACTTGCTTGCACTTGCGGAAATCATTGAAGAAGGCGATAGCGAATTCAATGATGGTATAGAAGATGTTGTATTGATGACAGAAATGCTATCCCGTGCCGAAGGTGTGCCAAGTCAATGCATTGAAGATATTACCGAAAATGTAAATTACTTTGGTGCATGTGTTACCTGTGTTTCACTTGCACGAAAGGGTCTAGTTCGTGTATACTATGATAACATGTCGTTTGGTAGAGACCAAGGCGATAAAGTACTTGTGGAGAGACTATGAAAACTTATGACACATTCGAAAACGTTTCTGAAATGCAACCATGCATGAAACGTCCTATTGTTATTAATGCCAAACGAATTGACGAAGACTTTCGTGTGAATACACTTGAAGGTAATTACAAGCAAGGCAAAGCTGGCGATTATCTTATGAAAGGTATTGACGGAGAACTTTATATTTGTGATGGTCCTATTTTTGAAAAGACTTACGATTTCGTATGAACATATTCTATCTGAATCACGAACCAAAAATCTGTGCTGAAATGCACTTAGATAAGCACGTTGTCAAAATGATTATTGAGTATGCACAACTCATGTCTACCGCACATCGTGTTCTTGATGGCGACAAATACATAGATAAAACTTCAAACAATCGTAACATTCAACGTTGGCGCATGAAAAATGAAATCATCGAATACGGCTTGATGAAAGCATCACACGTTAATCATCCGTCAAACCTATGGGTTCGTGCAAGCAAACAAAACTATATGTGGTTGTATCAGATGTGGACTCACTTATTAGCTGAGTATACACATCGATATGGCAAGCATCATGCATGTGAAAAATATGCAAAGTATCTTTGTATGCCTCCAGAGAACATTGCTGACATTCCATTCACCGAGCCTACGCCTGCGATGCCAGATATCTACAAAGTCACGAATGATTCTATTCGGTCATATCAAAACTACTATATACATGATAAGAGTAGTTTTGCAAAATGGAAAAACAGAGAAACACCAGAGTGGTTCTCATACGGAGTAAAGAATGCCAACATACAACTTTCGCCATCGTGAAACTGGCGAAATAATTGAGAAACTTTTTAAAATTGCTGATAGAGAGGAATTTCTTGAACAAAATCCTCACTATGAATCTGTTATGCTAGGCGCCCCATCATTAGGTGATCCAGTCCGATTGGGTATTCGAAAGCCAGACAATGGATTTAGAGAAGTCCTTGCCAAGGCTAAAGAAGCACATCCAAGAGGCGATGTTAACACATTCTAATGATGGCCACACATAAAAATATTACAACCACAAAAAGGTCATCTATGGCAAGAAAACCTGCTGTATCTAAAACAGCAAATACCGAACCAGAATTTCAAATCCCCCCTAAATTAAAATCAGTCAATAACACACTCAGACTCAGACTAGATGATTTAAAAACATTTGACCCCCTAACAGAAAATCAAAAACTTTTTTTCGATGCATACAAACGTGGAGACTATTTTGTAGCACTTCATGGTGTAGCAGGTACAGGTAAAACATTCTGTGCGCTATACAAAGCAATTGAAGAAGTAATGGACAAATCAAATCCATTTGATAAAATCATTGTAGTACGTTCTGCTGTACAGAGCCGAGAGATTGGACATTTGCCAGGTGACGTAAATGAGAAGATGGAAATCTATCAACAACCATATCGTCAAATCTGCGACACCCTTTTTGGTCGCAAGGATGCATGGGATAGATTAGAAGAACAAGGACACATTGAATTCATTTCAACATCATTCATTCGTGGTATGTCATTCGATGACGCTATCATTATTGTGGATGAAATGCAGAACATGACATTCGAAGAGATAGATACAGTTATGACAAGGGTTGGTTATCGTTCTAAGATTATTTGGTGTGGTGACTATCGTCAAACCGACTTGAATAAAAAGAAGAATGATGTGTCTGGTATTCTTAAATTCTTTGACATTGCATATCACATGAATGCATTCACAAAGATTGAATTTACTGTAGATGATATCGTTCGTTCTTCATTGGTAAAAGATTATATTTTAGCTAAATTGCAACATGAAGACGGAGTAGAGACTGCTAAATAAAACATCATTATAACTACAGGATTATGCGAAGTGAACTTTAAACACATTGGATGCGATATCGACTATGATTTGGAAACTGAAACAGTAAACGGCAAGCGATTCTACAAGACGCCAGAGGGATTTCTATATCCCTCTGTAACTACCATTACCTCCCAGCACGGCAAAGATAAAATCCTTGAATGGAGAAAACGTGTGGGCGAAGAAGAAGCCAATCGTATTTCGACTAAAGCATCCAGCCGTGGCACCAGAGTACACAAGATTTGTGAAAACTATTTGAACAACGAAGAAGACTTTGCACGTAAGACAATGCCAGATTCTGTTGCTATGTTTAAGTCTTTGCAACCTCTATTGGATGAACATGTGAACAACATTCATGCACTAGAGATTCCTCTGTATTCCCATCATCTAAAAGTTGCTGGTAGAGTTGACTGTATTGCAGAATATGATGGTAAACTGTCTATCATCGACTTCAAGACTTCAGGCAAGCTAAAAGAAGAGAGTTGGATTAAAGGATACTTTATGCAATGTTCTGCGTATGCAGTCATGTATGAAGAACGAACTGGAATACCAGTATCACAAATTGTAATTATGATTGCCGTTGACTCTGAGCATCCACAAGTGTTCATTAAGAAGCGCAATGACTACATCAAAGATTTTATATCTTACCGTGAAGCATATGATGCTGTACTGATTGACTAGTTGTATAAATAATGTTATAATGTTAGTTATTGCTGTATGAAGCAAAGAGAAACAGGTTCTGGACGGGGGTGCGAATCCCCCCACCTCCACCAAAAGTATTCTAAACTGGACGCAGGATCAGAGAAGGTTGAAAGTGGATTGATC